GCTTGATCTCAGCGGTCACTTTGACCTCGACCTCTTTGTCCTGGGACAAGGCCTCCAAGATAACGTCTTCGATCAGCTCCTCGAGTTCGTCAACGTCACACAGAGTTTTACACGTCACCTCGACGATCACGGTCATGGCTCTCATCGAGCCCCCTTTCTTTTTTCCAGGTGCGGATAATGTAATCGGCTTCTGGCCCAGCGTCATGCTCTAAGTCGAGGACGTGCCGAAACAGTCTCTGAGCCTTGGGTGAGTCCATGGCGTGCTGCATGTGCAGCGACGCCAAGTCTAGGGTCGCAAAGTATTTGTCCATCAGCTTTTCCTTTCTACTTCGAGTAAATCCAGTCGCGTCTCAAGTCGCTCATTCGGCTCCGCACCAGATCCAGCTTGTCGGATCGATAGCGATAGTCGTACACGCAATCAGAAGCAGCCCAAAAATCTTTTCGGGTCATGAAGCCAGACTGAATAAGTTCATGCAGTTGTCGGGAAGCTTTCACTTCGGCTTCTTCATCGACAGATGCTTCAGGATCGATGCAAGTGGAAAGGCGAGCCAAGTGATAGGCTTTGTGCCATTGGTCTTTGTTCATATCGATCTCCTCCAGGGGCCGCTTACGCGGCTCCCCTCCGCTCCGCCTCTCGTTTACGAACGTAGGCATTGTACTTTTCGATAAATTCGTCTGTCGCATCCACTTTCGCAAATCGGAAATCAGAAGGCCCTCCAAGGGTGATCGTTTTGGGACTCCCGTCGTCGAGTATCACCTCGACCTCATCGACAAACATATCAAACCGCGTTCTGCCTCGAATCGCCAAAACCCGTCCTTCATACTCGACTTCTTTCGTCCTACTGTTTGTTATCGCCATACTTTCTCCTCGCCGCTTACGCGGCTTTCTGTGTGTTTGAAATACCGAACCAAGATTGAGCTGCGTACACGCTGGTCTTTCCAATCACTCTGCACGGCTTGCCGTCCTTCTCGAAAACCTCGAGAATAAACGGAAATGTTTTTCTCTTGGGGTTGTAACCGATCAGCCTCATTTTTTGACCCTTGTATGAGGCAGTGGCTTTCGTATCCAGGCCATACTTGCAAGCGCCTTTCCACAATCGATCTTTGTCGAGTTGAAGCTTGGCCTCTTGCTCAGCTTGCTGCGCAGCGGCCTGGTCTTCCTCAGTCTCGATCCCGGAGACCTTGCCCTCCGGGATGTTGACGTCAGAAGTGACCTCGTAAACGGTGGTGACTTTGCACCTGTTTTTCTTGGCCGTCTCGACCGGCTCACAGTGCCATTGATCGATCAATCGGCCCTTGTTGATCACCATGACGTGACCCCTGACGTAGACCAGGTAGGTCGCGCTAGGCTTGGCATATTTGAAGTGAAAGCTTCGAACGGTCATGTAGTTCAGACCGTCGATCTGTTTGAGCTTGACGCCGAACTTGGCTTGGATCAAATCGACCAAAGCCTTTCGGTTTGTGCTGCCCTTCCATCGACCGGTCTTTTTGTAGATCGCTTTGTAAGCGTCGAACACTTCCTGGGGCTCGTAGCC